CCACTTGTGGATTGACTCCTGCGCCCGGATTGGAAAGCCGCGCCAGCCAATGCGGTTGTCTGTAAATTTAGACTTGAAGCGCTTATCTTCCTCTGTCGGGCCGCGCCTGATTTTGTAGGTGATTTCGTTGACCGAATAGCCGAACGTAAGAAAGCTTAGAATCTCGCTGAGCGTGTCAGAGAACGTGTGTTCCATGTCTTCGAAAAGACACTCGCCCACGAAGTCAGCCGCCGCCTTTGCCTCGGGCGTGTCTGCTGCCTCTCTGATTTCCCAGCGGGTCTGACGCACCAGCGTTCTGATGGCGTATAGAATGCCGGTGATGACCGGCTCATTCATCGACATCTCTTTGTACATGCGGACGGCTTTGTCGCCGAGCAGGTCAGGCAGAAATTCTTCGTATACCCTGCCGTCGTATTGCTTGAGCCCGCTGGCCCCTATGATGTCCAGGGTTTCGTCGTCTCTGCTTTCTTTGTCGTGTGCCATTTTCTAGAATCCTTTTCGGCTATGCCTCAGCCTCTCGGGGTTATTCCGTGCTTTCGCTCGTATGCTCGCGCTCTTCGTGGGGGCGCAGCCACCACTGAACAGCGGCAGTTTGCCAGGTGCTTGATTGGCCCGCTCGGGTCGCCAGGGTACATCATCGGCGTTTTGTCGGGCAGAATAAACGGCTCGCCCACGGGCACAACCTCGCCGTTCATTTCTTGATGCCCCCGCCCGCCGTTACTCTTTTGAGAAATCCACATTTTATATTCAAGCCCTGACGCTTTGATACTTTCAATGTTGCCCGTGTTCTGAGCCATGGCCATCTCAGTCCGTGCAACCAGGGAGGCCCGCCCGAACACATCGCGAGTGATTCGCGGCCCGCGCTCCAGCGGCTCAAGAATCCCCCGCGTGGGCTTTTGGCCTGGCGCCAGCACATCGGCCCCGTCAGCATAGAACGAAAATCTGATTCTCCGGGCCAGCTCCGCGTGAGTAATTCCGGGGTCTTCGGTCAGCCACTGCGACAAGAACTGACGCATCTTTTCCCTAAACTCTCTATCGGTTTCTTTGAGCATAGCCGTGGCGCTCTCGCGCTTCTGCTCGTAAAACTGACGATAGAAATCTGACCCCACTTTGAACTCAGGGTCGGCGCGCTTGCCCGCATCCTCTACCTCGCGAATCCCGCTGATGGTGATGGCCTGCGCGAGCTGCTCAATAAAGCGCTGCTTGTCTGCCTCGCTCTTTTTGACCACGCCTTTGGTGCGCTTAATCTCCTCATCGACCAGGCTGCGCAGGTATCGGTCAAAGATTTTCTTGACCTTCCACGCGAGCGCCTTGCTGCGTGACTCCGCCTTACCTGTGCCAGGCCCGCGCCGGGTGCGGGCAAAGCTGCCCATCCGTTGCCGTGCTTTTGCCTTATGAATTCTTACCGCTCTCATATCCAGGCGTTCCCCACAAACCCATCACTCGGATTTATGTCGATATCAAAGCTGGGCAATAGGTCCAATTCTGTGCACGCCCAGACAAAAGCATCCAGCCGGTCGGGTGATTTTCTGCTGAGGCCGGGCACGTAGTTCGTGAGCTGGTCCTCTAGCTCTGACCACACACCGACAAAGTGCACGCGCCCCTGCTCCATCCGGCTCGCGATTGGCTCGGCTCGGGCATGCTTGCCACGGCTTGCGTGCACGAGCTTGACCGCTGCCGACCGGTCGAGCTGCGCGGTGATGCTCTGCCAGGTTTCACCGCCTTGGTTGGATTCGAAAACAATGCAATCAGCTTTGTGGAAGTGGTAGGCTTCGAGCGCTCGGCGGCACACTGCATCTGGGGTGCCCCTCATGCTCAGGTCATCGAGAATAAACATATGGCCCGCATCGGCCACGCCAGCAATCACAATGCCGCTTTCGTCTGCGTCCTCTGAGCTGGTCACGGCGGGGTCAACCGCAACAACCAGGCGGCGTAGCTCTGGCGCTTGGTTCACGCGGTGCCGGTCGATGTCTGCACGCATGAAGAGCGCACCGGGTAGCTCGCTCAGAATTTCCCCCGCCAATTCCTGGCGGCCCAGTGTCGAGTTAGCATACCGGTCGTGAATCGCCTTGATGAAATCCCGGCTTAGATTCTGCCTGTTGTCCATAGTGGCGCCGCGTGTCAAGTGTGTGCGTGGATGCTCGGCCAGCCTTCTGAGCTTTGCCAACGGTCGCGGGGTTGTGGTCACCAGGCAGCGCGGGTTTGTCCCCAGCCGCAGACCAAACTGGAGCTGGTCCCAGGTATCCCAGCGGGGCCACGCTGCCAGCTCGTCAGCCCAGGCGATGTGATGCTGCGGGCCTCGGAGCTGGTCAGGTTTGTCTGCGCTGTACGTGCTAGCCATCGAGCCATTGGCCCAGGTCACCCGCCGCTTGCTGGGCTCATACAGCGGGCGGTCGGCGCCACTGGAAGCCATGATCCCAGACTCGCCCTCAACCATAACATCGCGAGCGTCTGCCGCTGTCCGGGCCACCAGGGCAATCCGAATACCGGGGTTTGTCATCGCCACCATATGCGTCCAAGAGCTGCCCGTTTTTGTTTTTCCCCACCCACGGCCTGATTGTATTAACCAGGTGCGCCAATCCCCATCAGGCTGGAGCTGTTCCGGTCGGGCCGTGAAAAGCCAGTCGTCCTCAAGGGCTGCAAGCTCTTCTGAATCTAGCGACTCAAGGAACCTCATCCGGCTCTTCTCGGGCAGCGAGGTCAGCCAGTTTGTCCAAGAGCCTTGTGCGGGCATCTGCGAGTTCATGTTTGATCGGTCCCCCCTCCGCGCCGCTCAAGCTTCCAGGCGGCGGCTTGCCAGGTGCCTGCCATCGCAGCCTTTTCCACCATAGCCAGCCAGCGGTTGGTGGCTTCGCCCTCAACCTCTTTTATGCGTCTCAAAAATCCAGCGAACTTCTTGCTTGTTGCCAGGCTTGGATGCTCTTTGGCTTTCTTGCTTTGCTCATAAAACCAGCCATCGCTAAACCCCGCACAGCCGCAGGCGTCTTTGACGGGGCACCCCAGCCGAACCGCTTTCAGGAACTTGTCCTGCATTTCTTCGGTCAGAATCTTAGGCTTGCGCCCTGCCTTGCTTTTGGGCTTTGGCTTGGCCCTGGCTTTTGGTTTCTTAGCCATTCACAAGCTCAGCAGTCTGCCCGGTGAAGTCTTCCCATCGCTTTATAATCACGTCACAGTATGCCGGGGATAGCTCCATGCCGTAACACTTGCGGCCTGTTTGCTCGCAAGCGATTAGGGTTGAGCCTGAGCCCAAAAATAGGTCCAAAACAAGGTCATTTTTTTGACTTGAATTTAATAAGGGTCTGCTCATAACGGCGACTGGCTTTTCTGTCGGGTGATGCTCGTTTTTACTGTTTCGGGCTATATCCCAAACCGTCACCTCATTAGTTGGTCCAAACCATCGAGGGGGCTTACCTTGTTTGTGTAGATAATAGCACGGCTCATGCTTTGTCTTATATTGAGCCCCTATCGCTCCGAACTGTGCGAGATTCTTATTCCATATAATAGTACATCTTCTCTCGTATCCGGCGGCTGAAACGGCGGCTGAAACGGCGGCTGAAACGGCGGCTGACTTCGAATCACTGTGCCATAAGTAAACAGGGGCCTTGTCATCGGTGAATTCATAGGCCACCAAAAGAGCAGGGGCATATAGGTCGGGGGTCTTGTCGCCCTCTAACCTATCTCTTCTCGTTGTTCCCCCAGTGTAATCGACGCCGTAAGGTGGGTCGGTGACAACCAACTGTGCCCTCCCTCCATCCATAAGCGCCGCCACATCCTCGGCACTGGTAGAATCCCCACACATCAGCCGATGATTTCCAAGCTGCCAAATCTGCCCCGGTTGCGCGGTCGGCTCTTCCGGCACATCTGGCACCTCGTCAGGGTCCGTGCTGCCCTCGGTGATGCCCATCACCTCATCGACCAGGGCCGTCAGCTCAGCATCACTAAACCCCGCCGCCTCTACAAGCGCCTCGTCTTCAATCTGCAATGCGCTGAGCTGCTTGGCCAGTGCTTCATCATCCCACTCGGCAAGCTCGGCGGTTCTATTGTCTGCGATGGCGTACGCCGTGGCCTCGGCCCCTGCTAACTCGGTGCGTACAATATTAATCGCATCCCAGCCCAGAGCTCGCGCCGCCGTCAGCGTACCATTGCCAGCAATCACAATGCCCTTCTCATCAACAACGATTGGCTTCTGTTGCCCAAAGCGCTGAAGGCTGCCCTTGATTGCGTCGAGGTTTTTGGCGTCATGCGCTCGCACATTGGCCGGGTCGCACGCTAATTCTGAAATATCGATCCTCTGGGTTTCCATCAAAGCACCTCAATAATCGGCTGCCGGGCGCGGTCCTTCCAGACCCACACCTCACGGCTGCAATTTGTCGGCGCCACAAAGCTATTCAACGTTTCCATCTCAACAGAGCCAGGCCGCCGATTCGCCTTCACCTGAACCAATCGAACCCCAGCCGGTCCAATAGCAATCACATCCCACTCGCCCAGGCTTGCCGCACTGCGGCAGCATTTATACCCCGCCGCTTCCAGAACGCGCATGGTCCGATGC